CAGTTATTATCCCTACTGTTGATGGTACTGGCACAAGTGTTGTTACTGGCACAGGAACTACTACTGGCACTACAACTACTACTGGTACAGTCACTACTCCAACTGTTGACACAGGTACTGATACTACTCCTATTACTAGTACAGCTACAGAGCCGGAAAAAGGCACTGACACTGAAAAGGGTACAAGATTTGTAGGCGGTATGTTAGGTGGTGGCCCTACAGAAACTTCTCAGCTTGTGTTCCCAGAATTATTTAAATTTAGCGAAAGCCCTTACACTTTGTTGGGCAACTTGTTGACTTATACATGAGGCTATTATGACATATATTGATTTAATCAACAGAGTTTTAGCCCGTCTGAGGGAAACACAAGTGTCTACGCCTACTGATACTGAGTATTCAACTCTGGTTGGTTATTTGGTCAATGATGCTAAGAAGGTAGTTGAAACAGCGTGGGACTGGTCTGCACTTAGGACAACTAAAACTGTGCAGGTTACCTCTGCAACTAACTCTTACACAATTACTGGCTCAGGCCAAGATTATAAAATACTTGATGCTTATAACGCGACTCAGAAAACAAGGCTTAAGTTAATCTCAACCAATGAAATGAATACAAAAATTAATCTAAACACAGCCGCTGTAGGCGTTCCTGAAGTGTTTAGTTTTAATGGTATTGATAGCAACGGGGATCAGAACATTGTTGTTTATCCTACGCCTGATGGTAGCTATGACTTGAACTTCGACATGGTAATTCGTGAAGGTGAGTTGTCTGACGCAGACGATGTTACTAAGCTGCCTAGTCATCCTATTATCATGTACGCTTGGTCGTTTGCTACACGCGAAAGAGGCGAAACAGGCGGTACTGCTGCTCAGGAAATCTTTGGCATTGCTGATAGAGCATTGGCAGATGCGGTTTCCTTGGACGCTGCTAAATATAGTGTTGAATTGAACTGGAGACCTGCGTAATGGCGCAAACGCTTCAAACCATTTCAATATCTGCTCCGGGTTTCTTTGGGATCAACACACAAGACTCCCCTGTTGGTTTGAATCCTTCTTTTGCCTCCGTTGCTACGAACTGTGTTATTGACCAATACGGTAGGGTAGGTGCTAGGAGAGGCTACAGCTACATTACCACTGACGCTACTCCTTTGGGTTCTTCTGATGGTATAGAAGCAATCCATGAACATATTGAAGAAGATGGTGCATCTAAAATATTTAGTGCTGGTAATAACAAAATATTCTCAGGGGCTGCTACGCTCACTGACGAAACTCCCGGTGGCTATACCATAACAGCAAACAACTGGAAGATTGTTTCTTTTAATCATCGTGTTTATTTCTTTCAGAGCGATCATGAGCCTTTGGTGTATGACGAGGCTACTGGGGTTGTTGTTGCCATGTCGTCACATGCTTCATCCAGTGGAACTCCTCCTGAAGGTAATGAAGTTATTGGAGCATACGGCAGGCTCTGGTGTGCTGACTTTGTTGATGATAAATCTACTGTCTATTGGTCTGATACTCTCAATGGCGTGAATTGGGATAGTGGTACATCAGGCTCTATAGAGATAAATCAGTTCTGGCCTACGGGCTACGATGAGATTGTAGCGTTAGCTGCGCATAACAATTTTCTTATTATTTTTGGTAAGAACTCTGTGCTTATCTATAGCGGTGCAGATGATCCAACAACAATGGTTCTGTCTGACGCTATTAGCAACATTGGCTGCATTGCCCGTGACTCTGTGCAAAACACAGGGGCAGACATTTTGTTTCTTAGTCAACAAGGTTTAATGAGTCTTGGTAGGCTGATTCAGGAAAAGTCAGCACCTTTAAGAGATTTAAGCAAGAACGTCAGGACTGACTTGACCTCTGTTGTAGGTCTTCAGACAGCTCCTATTAAGTCTGTATACAGCCCTGAAGAAGCCTTCTACTTGGTAACGCTACCAGATAGTAACATTGTTTATTGTTTTGACATGCGCGGCCCGTTAGAGGATGGCTCTCACAGGGTTACAACATGGAGTCAGATTAACCCGCTGTGTGTTACAAGACGCAAGAACGGCACTATATACTTTGGACATCCTGAAGGAATTAGTCAGTATCAAGGCTTTCTGGATAATGGATCAACTTACCTGATGGAGTATTTCAGCATACCTTTGGACTTTGGTAATGCTGCTAATATTAAATTTCTTAAAAAGTTTACTTTGACTATTATAGGTGGTCAGGATACACAGACAACTCTGAATTGGGGATATGATTATTCTTATTCTTACAAGCAGCAGACTTTCCTGTTCTCAGGCGGGGCTATAGCTGAGTATGGTGTTGATGAATATGGCAGTGATGATGAATACACTCCGGGCATTTTGATAAATCGTCCTTCAATCAACGGCAGTGGCTCTGGCAACGTAGTAACCGTAGGAATACAAGCTAGTATAAATGATACTTTGTTTTCAATTCAGAAAATTGATATTTTGGCATTACTTGGGAGGCTTGTGTAATGAGCGCATATACCAAAACTACCAACTTCGCTGTTAAAGATGCTCTTGCTTCTGGTAACCCTTCTAAAGTGGTCAAAGGCACAGAGATCAACACGGAGTTTGATAACATAGAAACAGCAGTAAATAGTAAATCAAATAAGGCAAGTCCTGTTTTCACAGGAACTGTCACGGCTGCTACTGTTAATGTTTCTGGCACATTAACGGCAGGTACGATTACTGGGGGTACTTACTAATGGATTGGGGTGAAATTCTTTCAGGCTTGTTAGGTAGTGGTGCTCAACTAGGCTTGGCTAATTATGGCTTGGGCGAGGTACGACAAGCTGGCACTGATGTGCAGAACACCTTGCAGCAGCTTGCTCAGCAAACTCGTCAGGACTTGCAGTTTAAGCCCTATACTGTCACTACTGGCGGTGCTGGCGGTGGCTTGGGTACGTTTACTGCTGGCCCTACCGGGACACAGATGGCTCTGTCACCTGACTACCAGAATGTAGTACAGCAGCTTACTCAGTCAGGCTTGGGTGGTATGCTTGGTGCTGCTGCTCCGATTGACCAGAGGGCTGCTGATGTTACTCAGATGCTTGAGGCTGCGGCAGCTCCACAGCGTCAGCGTGAACAGCTTGCACTAGAGCAGAGGCTGCTGAATCAGGGCAGGCTTGGCGTAAGGACTGCACAGTATGGTGGTACTCCTGAGCAACTGGCTCTTGCCAAAGCTATGGAAGAACAGCGTATGCAGAACGCCCTGATGGGCCGTCAGCAGGCTATGGGTGAACAGCTCCAGCAGTACAACATAGGTCAGGGGATGTTTGGTGCGTCCTTTACTCCGCAGCAGATGTTGCTTAATGTTATGGGTGCTGGTGTACCTTATGCTGAACTTGCTACCAGAGCGCAGCAGCAGCAGGCTGTTACAGGTGCAGGGCTGGCTCAGGCAGGTGCAGAGGCTCGTATTCAGGCAGAACAGCAGGCTAACGCACTGCGTCAGATATACCTGCAAGAAGCTCTCAGAGGCTTGTTTGCTCCTCAATACTCAGTTCAGGACGGACAGATTTCTAGTCAGGGTACGCTTTTTAGTGGATTGTTTGATAAAATTAAAGAAAGATTTCAATAAGGTGATACAGAATGGCTAATGAATCATTTGCACAAGGTTTGCTTCAGAATCTGTTAGCACCTCAACAGCAGAGGATGTCTTCAAAGGACATTATGGCTGCTATGTCCTCTCCGAACCCTATGGCTGCTGTTATGGCTGCTTCTGTTCCGCAGACTACCCAAGCTATTGGTCAGGGTATTCGCGGCATGATTGGTGGTATTACCGGACAGACTCCGTACTCTGCCACTGAAGCCTACAACAAAGCTATGCAGCAGATATCGCAACAGCCCGGCTTTGGCACTACTTCTGCCAGTCTGACTGCTATGGCTCAGGCTGCTAATGCTGTTGGTAGGACGCCGGAAGCTATGCAGCTTATGGCGCAGGCTAATGAACTTAAAAAAGCTGAACAGGCTGATACGGAAACTAAAGTTAAGGGAGCTAAAGATAGACTTAGTGCTATTTCTACCATTGAAGCCTTGATAATAAACAC